TGACACTGCCGCCGCCGGCTCGTTACAGTGGTTTCAGGATCTCTCCAAACGCGCCTGTAGCTCAGTTGGATAGAGCGTCTGGCTACGAACCAGAAGGCCGGGTGTTCGAGTCACCCCAGGCGCACCATTCATTCTAAAGGACTTAACCGCGAATGGCAGGCTGTGGAAAACGCGCCAGGTGGTACTCCGGGTGGTACTACTCCGCCCGCCACGCCGCTTGGCCCAATTGCGCGCGTGGCCTAGACGTGATATGATCCAAGTTCCATCTGGCTGCCTATGGCCAGTGGACGCGCCGGTGGGAGGCTATTATCCTCCGGTCAGCGTGACCCGGCGATCGACAACCCTTCAAGCAAGGGTTGCCTTACCGCCTGCCGGGCAACCAGCACCGCCGCGTTGATGACATCGACGTCGATCGAACGTCGTCGATCGAGGCGTGGCGACGCGTGGCATGGCACGGACATAGGCAAGGCCCGCCGGCGGCCTCCAGGCTGTCGGCGGGTTTTCTTATTCAGGTTCCCAAGGTGAACGCCCGCCGCGCCAGGATCTCGTTCACGTGCCGCGCGCGTTCGGGATCGTCCGCAGCCGTGCGGCGAATTCCAACAACTCGATCGGCTAGCAAGGCCGTGTAGCGCGTGTCGTCACCCTCTTCGTCCTCGCTGCGGCGCTTCGCGCCATAATGGCGCGAAGTTGCAAGTGGCCGCGGGTGGCCGCCGCTGGCAAGCTGGCGCGCCCGGTCCGCAGCCGGCGCGAGGTTTTCCAGGTCGGCGAGGCGGCTGCGCAGCGCGTCAATGCAGTCCAGCGCGTCGGCGTGCGGGCCAGGAAACCCGCAGCGTCGGCAGGTGCTCGCTGGCACGCCCAGTGGTTCGTGAGGCATATAACATTTTCTACCACAAATGTTTCAGCGAAAAACAGGGCCGAGGCCGGGCAGACAGGTACCCCGCCTCGGCCCACAGCGCGCAGCGCACGGGCCGCCAAGCCCACGCCACACGCCGTCGCCCGCGCGCCGGAAGTGGCGGCCCACCGCGCGGGCGAAACTCAAGCGCGCCCGATAAGGCGCGAGAACCAACTGCCGCTGTCGGCCACTTGCGCTGTCTCTGTCACGGGCCGGCTCGCGGCCTCGATCTGGCCCGCCGCGTGCTCCAGGCTGCTGGCCGCAGCTTCCAACCGGTCCAGCACCCGGTCTATGCGCTGCGCATACGCCCGCAGGCCGCCCCGGACTTCGTCCACCACGTCGTCTATGAACCGGTTATGGCTCGTGCGCATTGCGCTAACTCCGGGTTTCGAGAGTCACAAAGCAGCTCTCGGTCGTCGATCCCTGCGCGGGAGTGACCGCCGAGGCCAGTTCCGGGGCCATGTCCACACGCAGCACGAAGCGAAAGCAAACTTGATCCGTGAGATACGCCACATGAATACTCTGCGCCGCCTGCATTGGTCCCTTCTGTGCCACCAGGTAGCGATCCATAGACGCTAGGATCACGTCGCCGCGCGTGCCCAGCACGCTGGCCTGTTCGATCACCACGACGGGGCGGCCGAACAGCGCGTCATAAGGGCGTTGTGACGCGCCGCCCGCCGGAATGAAAACCGGTTGCGAAGACGTGCCGCCGATCAGCGTCATAGCGTAGAGTTGCGGCAGCACTGACTTGTGGACAAACCAAGTGGCGGTCTCCGGGTTCAAGCAACGGCTCCACATTGCCAGCGCGTTGGCGTAAGTGAAAGTTGCGGCCGCCTGCCCGGTCTCCTTCGACTGAGTGATAGTGCAAGGCGCGTTCAGAATGCCGAGTGGCTCGGCTGCGCCCGTTCCGCGGATCGCGGCGTCGTCCAGCCTGAAGGCGAATTCGGCCGCAAAAGCGCGCGTGAGAAAGTTGCCCAGCGCTTCCGCGTCCTGGAGAAGTTCGTCAGTTGCGTAACATAGCCCGACTAGCTTCTTCGGACTCAGAACCACCTTGCGGAACGCCGGCTTCGTCGGCGTCTTCGCGCCGGCCTCGTCCAACCAGTAGCTCTGGATGCCGCCCGTGCGGTATCCGTCCTTACGCGAGGTTTCGTCAATGGCCGGAAGCTCCACCGTGTTGGCGCCCTCTCTGATCGGAATGCGCGTCGCCAGCGACACGACTTTGCTCCCGCCGAAGGCTCGATCCAACAACATGGTGCTAAAGTCGCTTTGCACCAGGAAGCCGCCCTCCGAACCTACGCCCTCGTGGAGTCCGAGTGCCGCGCGGTTCTCACGGATCTCATGGAGGCGTTGGTCAGTAGGGTTGCCCGGCGTGCAGGCCCGCGCCACAGCTTGTGCGAACTCGCCGAGTGTGTGGAACGGGCCGCGAGTCGAACGGGTGTCAATGACGCCCGGCAGTGTAGCCAGCGGGTCGAATGTCGGCCGTTGGAAGCGGGACTCCGCCGCTTCAATTTGCGCGCTCAGGGCGCGCGCCTCGCGCTCCGCCGCGTCGAACTCGCGCGCCTCGGCGTCAGTTAGTGACTTCGAGTCGCGCTTCTCCGCCGCGGCAAGCAGCTCGTCCATGCGCGCCAGCAAGTACGCGCGGTCCTGCTTTGCTTTTGTAGGGTTGAACATAACTAGTGACTCCTCAGAGAATGAATAGCTCTGGTGTGTGCGTCCCCGCTTAGTGAGTCGCGTTTGCTGGCCGGGTGCGGAGTGTGCTTCAGCACGAGTCCGCGCGCAGCCTGCCGCGTGAGTCAGTGACTCGCGGCGACTTGCCGCTGTCGCAGCTACGCTGCGGTTTCGCTCTGCGAAGGTTAACTGTTGTCCAGCGCTCGCGCGCCGGGCCGCCGCAAGTGCCCTCTTTGCGGGTGCGCATCGCTGCGCGGGCCGCCGGGCGGGTTGCGCCGGGGCCTCTCCAGCGTCCGCGTGGCCGTCGCTGGCCGGGGCGGATACTAGGTGGCTCACCCTTATTGTAGCACAAACAGGTTTCAATTGATCTCCGCCTTTGCCTTCCCTTTGGACATGGCCTTCGCCGCCAGCGCCTTGCGTAGATCAGCCACGGTGGCATAACCTTTGTCGCGCATCAAGGCGTCCAAGATCAGGAGCCAGCGACTCAAAAAGTCATCCGCCAAGGCTGCGCCCGCAAGCCGCGCTGCTTGGCAAGCTTCGGCGAAGACTTGTAGGAGAAAGGCAAGCTCCATATCGCTAAGCTTCGTCAGGTGCGGGAACCAGTCGCTCAGGTTGGTTCGCTCGATCGTGGTTTGCTTGTCACTCATGACTGCGCCTCAAATTCCCGCCAGGCCGGCGCCTCTAACCTGTAGTAGTATTCGTCCTCTCCCCAAAATTCCCGCAAAGCCGTCTCGCCCGCCACGCGCTCGCCGTCAAAACTCTCCAAGCCGGTCAGGATCATGTTGCCTCCACGCGCTGCGCCCACTTGCGCCGCCCGTCTTGCGAAGTGGCCGAGTCCGGCGCTAACTTACCCTCTTCGCGCAAGCACATTCGGGCCTTGATCCAGTCAGAATACAGGACGCGCCCATTCGGTTGCCCCAATAGCCACCGCCGAAACCGCGCGCGAGTGTCGCTGTCATACTCCTCTTCCGGATGCTCGAGGATCTCCGCGCCGTTGGCGTCGCTCAGCGCCGGCAGGTTGGCCTCATGCGCCCAACGCTCAGCAATGGCGCGGTCCTGCGGATAGCGCTCCGGGTCCAGATCGTGCAGGGCCGCCTCAATTACCTGATCCACGCTTGGCTTATCGCACGTGTGCTTCGGCTTGAAGCGCATATTACCTCCCCATGCCCGGCTTCGGGTCCGGGTCTCGGTCCGCCAACCCCAGTAGCTTCCATACCTTCTGGAATTGCGCCGATAGTTTCGGCTCCAGGTCGGCCAGCGGATGTCGGCGGTCGCGCGCCGGCTCGGGGCCGCGCCGCCCGGTTGTTCGGGCAACAGTTAAGCCCTCAGCATTCAAGATGGCACGCACTTGACTCAGGCGGTCCTGAAGCCGACAAAGTTCCTCTAAAAGCGCCTCCCCGCCGGTGGTGTCATAGGCCAGTGTGATCTGCCGCCATAGGCCGCGCCCGGCGCGGCCCAGGCCCTTCGGTGGGTTGAGTTTGTTCATTGTTCACCTCGCGCATAATGCGGTTTTGCGGTTTTTTTCATAAGATCGTCGCCCGGCGGTACCCGAAAAAAGGCTCCTATCATTTGATGCCCCCTACCCCTCGGCCCCGCCGCCCGCCACCCCCGCCGTGTTGAATAGGCTTAGTTGGCCCGAACCGCCGGGCCGAAACTCCGGTGGCCGGGCCAAAACGGCTCGCGCCCAGCGCACCAACAAGCTGCCCTCACCGTATCTTGCTGGATCTAAAAGAATTAGCCGCGCGGCGGCGCGGTTGCTTGCCTCGTGGTCAAACTTTCGGCGCTTCATTCCGACTCCCGGTTGTAACACGTGTAACGCGATCGAAGGCAAAAACCCGAAACCCTTATAGCAAAACAAGCGAGTGTAGCTGTGTTAGGAAAAACGTCTTCGATCGCGTTACACGTGTTACAAAACCCCGACATGGACATTCAGCCCCCGCCATTGACGCAGAACCTTGGCGCCCTCGCGCCGCAACACACTTTTGAAACCGCGCGCCTCCAGGTGTTCGGCGAAGCGCCTCCGGCTTACCGTGAACTTCTCGCCCGCACCCTCGGCCCAAGCGAGGTAGGCCCGCCAGAGATCCGCCGAGGCCACCCACGCTTGCGGGTCCACTTGACACCGGTCTTCGAGAAATTCGGCCAAAGGGTCGGACTCCTCACGATACCGGTCGGTGGCCTCCTGTACCTCCGGTGGCCTCTCCAGCCCTTCAGCCCGCCACCGCAAGGCGCCGCGCACGATCCACGCCAGCACGCCCGGCAGTTCAGCCTTCAGCTTCTCCAGCAACGCCCGGTCGCGTTCGGCCGGCGGGATCGTGACACTGAACGGGACGCAATGAAGCCGGTCCCACGTTGCGTCCTCGGTCCCGCGAATTACCGGCTTAAAGTTAGTATCGAGAAATAGCTTGTGAGTCGGCCTCCATTCAAAGCAGTTTTCGCGCAACCTTCGCGCCTTAAGAGTACCCATACCGGACAAGTGCTTCAGTCGCGCCACCGCGAGGCGCCGGTTATCCTCACACTCACTGGAGGCGACGAAGCGTTTGCCGAATAAGTCGGCCATGTCGGTGTTGACAGTGTTATCTATCTCCTGCCGAGTTGTGAGAGTCTCAATTTGAATTCTTCCAGCGTACTCGCCAAGCGCCGCGGCGATAACTTCAAGCAGCGTCGTTTTACCGTTGTTACCGCTACCGTAAAACACAAAGACGGCTTTCTCAGTGACGTGGCCCGTAGCGGCATACCCGAAAGCCTTTTGGAGATACGCCACCATGCGGTCAGCACGGTCCAGTTCACCTTCAGACGCTTCGGGTGAGACTCCCATAATGCGCCCGAGAAAGTTCTCGAATAACGGGCACGTGGCCTCGGGCCGATACTCGGCGCCTGTCAATTTACTGGCGAGATACTCGCGCGCGTGCGGCAGCAAAGCGCCCGTTCGCAGGTCCACGACACCGTTTGGCGCGTTCAGCAACCACGGGTCGCGGTCCAGCTCCTCCGGCGTCACTCCTGTCGCCAGGCTGCGGGCACGTTGCACCATGGCGGTCAAGGCACGCTGCGACTCGGACTTGAACAGGAAGCGAAGATACGCCTTGCGCCGTTCCGCGTCGTCAATGTCTCCAGCGTCGGCGAACGCCTGCCGAATGGTCCGGTTCGCCAACTTATCGACTTCGCAACTCTCGTCCAGCCGCCAGCGCTGCCCGTTCCAAATGAACCACACGCCGCGTTCGCCGCAGTAGCGAAGGTCTGCGCCGAAGGCCGCCACCAGCCTTTCAGCGTTGCCAAGGTCGGTTTCATGAAACTCAACCGCGGTGGCCGGCTTCGCTGTCTGAAAAATTGCCAACACGCGGGCCGGTCCCGACAGGCCCAGCAGGTCGTCAACTCCATTCACGCCGGCCACGTCGGGCAGGTCCACGAAAAGGACCTCGGCACCGCGGCCGCGCAATTCGACACCCAACAATTTGCGCGCGGCGCGGACACTCGGGTTACTAGTGACATTCGTGTCGAATAGGAGAAAGACTCGGCGCTGGCGCCACTCGATCCGCGCTAAATCCGGTATCGGCCCTTTGACGTCTTCGCGGTCGCCGTTCGGCCCTGTTTGCTTGCCAACAGTCCCTCTCCAGTTCCACACCCCGCTAAGCCCTACCGGGAGGAACCGTGGCTTCGCGCCAGAGTTGTCGTGCCAGGCTACGCGCCAGAGTGCCAGAGTTTTCTTCTCGCCCTCAGTTATAACAACCGGAACGCTGGCGTCTTGAAGCCAGGCGGGATCGGTGCCGGGCACGAAATACAGCATGTTGCCGCGGCCGGGGGGTGAGAGGTATTTCGCGCGGTCGCGCGGCCTACCGTCTTTGTACTCCACCTCCGGGCGGTCTCGGCGGAGGCGATATTCCCGGACACCGTCCTCGCCCGGCCAAATGTAAGGGAAAAGGACACCGGAAAAGTCGCCCGTGCCGTTTTTGCGGCCGACTATGGCGGCGCCGTCAGCGCTACTGACGCGGCGCAGCAGCGCCTGCGCCACCAGGTCCGCCGGAACGCCACACTTCTCCAGCGCCGCCAGGTCCGCGGGTTCCAGTTCGTGGCCGGGCAGCGGCGTCACCCTCGAACCTCCCGCGGTGGATCTTCAAGCAGGTACCGTACCGCATGTCCGAAGCGGCGGTATCGCGGATAGCCCGGCGGGGCCTCAGTACGGCCCGCCTTTTTGTCGCGGTACCTCCAATTATTAAGGGTCTGAGGGTGCAACCCGGCCACGCGCGCGTAGACGGACCCCGGCACCCAGGTTACTTTGGGTTGGTTGTCGCTTTCCATTGGTAACTCGCCGTCACCAACAGAATAAGCCCGCAGGGCTGAAATTGGAAGGGTTTCTACCTAATTAGCGGGGACACGCTTTCGGGCGTCTAATGTCCCCAAAGAGGCGGGCCGCGAGACGCTGGCGGGCCTTCTTGACGGCGGCGCGCGACACTTTTCTGTCCCGGTAACGGCGCACGATGGCGGCGTCAGAAAGTTCGCAGCAGACAGACAGAACTAGCCACTCGAAAGCCAGCCGGTTCTCAGGTGCGTAACTCGTGGCGTCGTAGTGCCGCAAGTCACCTTCGGCGCGTCGCTTCTCTTCTCGCACGGTGGCGGCCAAGCGCGCGGCCCACGTCGCGTGGCTCTCTCTCTGCGGGTTCCAGCCCGGCAACCAGGTGTCGCCGGCGACTGCAAGCCTGGAGTCTTCGCGATCACGCCACCAGCCGCAGTCTACGGCCAGCGCGTCGCGGGCTTCAGGGTGCGCAGCCCAGTAGCGAAGCACTTGCACGGCCCAGTCACGCGCCAAGTGGCGAAGGCGCCCGTTGCGGAAGTCCAGGTGCCAGCGGGACAGCCAAGCGTCAATGGCCGCCAGCGGGACGCGGTTTTCGTCAAAGCGGCACCTCGGCAGAATTTTCCGCCGCAACTCCTGGAAGGCCGGCGTGACGCGCGCCACGGCCTCCAGCAACAGCACCGCCAAGTCCGGCGCCACCAGGTCACCAGGACTTTGCGGAGGAATGTACGGGAGGCCGGCCACGTCACCACCTCAGAATTTCGCCATACCGCGCGGCCACCGCATTTGCCAAGGGACGCAGTGACTCTAACAGCAACGGCGCGGTAATGTAGCCGCGGCTCACGTCGCCGCCCAATGAGTGTCCCATCAGCAGCCGGGCCTGATCCGGACTCGCGCCCAACTCGGCCAGCGCGGTGCGAAACGAGTGGCGCAAGTGGTGCGCACTTGCGACGCCGCGCTTTTCGTCCCGCACGGCTACCAGGTGCGCGTCCGGCTTCGCGGGTGAAGGAAACACCCAGGGAGACGGTGGCGCTTCGCCGCCGTCGCGGTAGGCTTTCAGCAGATCTACCAATTTATCGGCCGCCGGGACAGCGTAAGGACGATCTCCCTTCGCCACCTTAAAGCGGATAACTTTCTTCTCAAAGTCCACGTCGTCCCAGGCCAGCGCCTCCACACTGCCGCGCCGCGCGCCAGTCAGTAGCGCCGTCAACCACCACATGCGCTTGGTCGGGCTGAGAGTTTCTACGGCGGCCCACCAGCGTTTGAGGTCTTCAGCCGACAGTGCCCAGTCGCGCGGCTTAATGGCCGGCAGGTCCACCGCAATGGTCGGGCACTCGGGCAAGTCAGCCTCGACTTTGCGCGCGTGGCGGTAGACCGCGCGGAGAATTTGAATGGTCTGCCGCGCACTGGCCTTCCCGTAGGCTTCCGCCACCGAATGGAACAACGCCCGCACGCCAGCGCGGTCATGGCCTATGTCCGCCAGCGCGCGGCCATGCCAGCCCGACAGGTAGCGGTCGAAGTCGTACTGGTAAAGGCTCCGCGTCTTGGCGGCCAACTCCCGCTGTTGCAGATACTCCGTGAAGGCGGCCTCCAGCGTCAAGCGGCCACCGGCCGGCCGCGGCTTGAGGCTTGTCCACTCGCGCGCGGCCGCGGCACGGGCGGCCTTCAAGGGCAATTCGCCGAGTGTCCTCTTCACTAGCACGCCGCGCACGCGCCGTTGCAACAAATAGGACTTCGACATGGCGCGGCAGCGGATATAGAGGCCCGGCGTCCCGGCAACGCGCCACATGCCGGAGTCCAAGGGCAGCGCATCCACCGCCCGCTGGTTGGCCGCGACGGTTTTCGTCTGCGGCGCGGGCGCCGCCGGCCGGATCGGCTGAACCTTCTGTCCCATGTTAGTTGCGCCTTCGGGTGGTACTCCGGGAGGTACTTTTTCTCTCGAAACCGCCCGTTACCTCAAAGTATATCCGAGTACGCAAGTCAATGCAAGCGTGGAGTCTATAAGTTACGGGCGAGTAGGAACAGGTAGGCGCTTTTCCCTAACTACGAACCAGAAGGCCGGGTGTTCGAGTCACCCCAGGCGCACCACGCATACCCCTCCGAACTTGTTGAGCGCTGCGCTGTCACAGCGCGGCTGCGCCGCAAGGCAAGAGGCAAGAGGCAGAAGGCAAACCCAGTAGATTCTTCGCCACCCGCGACGGTGTGCGCGGTCAGTAGTACAGGGCGTCTGCCCTGCTGGCGGCAAGCTCGTCCCGGAGCGCAGAGTTTGCACCCCGAGGCCCCGGCGAGTGCATCTGGTGCGCCCTGACGAGCGGCCGCACCGCGCGCTTGCCGGCCGGAAGCTGCGTGCTGTCAAGCTGTTAGCCGGCCCGAGCACGCCCGGCCGCCGCTGGTGATCAACTTGCCCTTGCTTCCGGTGGGAAATTCATTCCCACAGAGAGGA